AGTAAGTGAAAAAAATAAAGGATCGTACAAAAACGACAGAATTATCATATCGTTTAGTTTTGTCGTCAGCAAAACTACCAAGACTATACTTCCAAACTCGCCAAAGTTTCTTCATAGTTAATTGAGTTTAACCAATCCTTCAGTTCCATAATTAAGTAGCAAAAGTTCCTTTCTTTCTTTTTGTTCTCTCATATAATCACCAACTGACCTTAGAGTATAGGTCAAATCAAATTCTACCGCATCCCAACCCTTAAATCTATCCCTTACTAACTGATCAGAATTATAACTCACTGCTACATCTCCAACATAAGCAGAACAATCAATAGCAAATTTATCATGATCAAATCCCTTATGCATATCTCCAGATTTACCATATAAATTATCCTTAATATCATAAGGAGGATCAAGATAATAAAATACTCGTTTATCTTCCACTTCATCCCCCATTATATAATCATATGAATAATTACTTATACGCCACTGAGATATAATCTCTTGGTATCCAGGTAACTTTTGTATTCCTCTTATAGAAAAATTACTAATTGAAGCTTGTTTGGAGAAAGAAGAAGATTCTGTAAGTCCACTAAAACTACACTTATTAACTACGTAAAATGCTACAGCACGATTAAAGGGAGGTAAATCATTATCATTAACCTGCTCCTTGCATTTTAGAAAAATGTCCTTTGCAGATATTGGATCGTTATTAGATAACTTAAGATCTGTTAAAGTGTCCTTCAGTTCTCTTCCAAACATCTGAACATTTTGCCAAAAATTTACAAGAGGTTCATAAAGATCATTTACCCAAATATTTAAATTTGGATACTTCTTACTAATATAAAGGGATACACTTCCTCCACCAAGAAAAGGTTCCCTAAATTCATCATACTCTCTCAAATCAGGAAAGTATGATTCTATCTTAGGAGCTGCCCTAGATTTGCCTCCGGGGTAGCGCAACGGTGTCTTCAAAGATTTCATTACCAATCTGGATAAGTGTATTGGGAAAGACTGTCAACATATTGAAAAATCAAATCCCACTTAAATTCAAATGTCTCTCCATTTTCATCTTGGAGATAGAAGGGAATATGTGGATGCATTCTTTTTGCTCTGTAGTAATGATTGACAACATTGTAATCATCATCAATCCTACGTTCTAGTTCCACTTCCTCTTCCCAAATATCAACCTCCATCTATCTGACATCCTATCATAGAACCACCTACAATACCTGTTGGTATTGCCCACCAGCGATCTTTACCTCTAGAACCAAATCCTGCAAGTCCACCACCTAGGAGACCACCAATAACTGACCCATCAGAGCAATCATTAGTATCATATTCATTGTATTCTTCAGTAATAGTACGTTGTTGTGGAGGATTACTATGACGATGTGTTGAGGATGTATGTCTCTGACATGGGAACTCAATTGTTTCCTTCCATGATTTTACATATCCAGGATTGTCTTCAGTACCAGGAACATACTCTTCCCGATATTCTGTTTTATAACACGTCTTACTAGTTGAGTATCCAGGTTGATAATCATCAGCTAGTGCTGCCACCGGTGTCAATGCTAATAATGCTGCAAGTGCAATCTTCATTTAATAAAACCTCTCAGGTGGATAGGTGTCCTTTTCTACTTCTATTATAAGGGCATCTAGCACCTTATGGAAACTTTCTGACATAATTCTATACCCTGTTCCAACATAAAGTTGACCAAGAAAGACTGATACTGTAGCAGCTCCCCAGAACAGATAATAAAATCTTGATTTAACCTGATGTCTTTGTTTTTTGTTAAGTTTACTTTTCATAATCATCTGTTAGGATCTGCTAAAAATACGAAGACAAACCACAATAAAGATAGTACTGCAGCAATAATAATAAGAGTATGCATACTTCAATTCATTATAATATCTATCTTACCATCTTTCCCACTACATCGCAAATGATTATGTTAACTCCTCAATTTTATCTCTCCAGTACTGCCTTTCATCTTCATCAATCCAAGGAGAATGGACCATAACCCAAGCATGTTGTAACCATTCCTTATTACCCCAGTCTTTACGTGGTTGATCTTTATGTTGTTTTACATCAATCGCCACTAAAATCATCCAAAGTAAATAAACTCCGGAGTTCTAATCCCTCTTCTTTCATAATAGCATCAGCCTCTCCATCCTGTTGACGATCTACAATGGAAACTACACGCTCTACCCTATAACCAGCATCACGAAGTTTTTTAGCTGCTTTAACAGCAGAAGCACCTGTTGTAATTACATCCTCCAAAACAGTTACTATAGAACCCTCTGGAAGTGATGGACCTTCTATCCATGCTTGTGTACCATACCCCTTTGCTTCTTTACGAACAATCAAAGCATCCATAAGTGATTTGTCTAGAGCAGAAACAACTGCAACTCCAGCAACCAAAGGATCAGCACCTAGAGTGAGTCCTCCCACTGCCTTAGTGCCCAATTGAAGTTTCTGTAGCATCAATACACTAACAAGAGTGAGTCCTCTTCCAGTCAAAGTGACAGGTTTACAATTCACATAATGTTTACTAGTCTTACCTGAAGAAAGAGTAAACTCACCCTTTTTATAAGCATTATCCTTTAATAATTGAAAAAGTTCTTCTTTAAATTTTTTCATTTAAATCTTTCTCCTAAGAACTTCTGCTTCGACTTTTTTAGTAATTGATGCATGTCTACGCATATCTCCACCCATAAACATTTTACTTTTGGTCATCTGCATACAAAGTTGAAGTTGTAGCAGTTCCATATCATCAAGTTTAATCATTTGAATTTACACTCCACCATAATTTCAGTAAGACAAGCTAACATATTTATTTCCTGATCTGCTACGAAGGCAATTTGGTACTGATACCTAGCAATAATAAGCACAGCAGCAGGAATGGTACTAGGAACCAAGGAGTCGTAAAGATTATCGTAAATACGACGCAGAAGTACAGTAGGATCATTGTCCAAGTTATTGACACACCATTTACGTACTTCCGGAAAGTTTTTCTCTTTGAGGTTTTTCGTGAGGTCATCTACCTTTACATCACTAAATGTAGCTAATATACCAGTATCTATCTTACCACTAACAGAATATCTTTGACATTCATTAAGAACTCTTCTCCAATCTGGAAAATGTTTCTGAATAAGTTCTATAAGAACTTTCTTTTCAGCTTCAATCCGTTCACTGTCCAGGATGGATACAAGTCTGTTAAAGAATCCAGCAGCAATTTCTTGTCTCTCTTTTCCTTTAATAGAAAAGTCAACCACAGCACACCTGGAATGGAGGGGTGGGATAATTTTATTCTTGTAGTTGCACGTGAAGATGAATCTGCAGTTGTTAGCAAATTCCTCAATTGATGCCCTAAGCAATAATTGTACATCTGTCGTAGTATTATCCGCCTCATCAATGATGATAACTTTATGCTTGGCTTCTGAGGAGAGGGAGACTGTGGAGGCGAAATTCTTGGCATTATTCCTGACCGTTTCCAGAAATCGTCCCTCATCTGATCCATTGATGACATAATAATCCACCCCTAATTCATGGCACAAAGCCTTTGCTACTGTTGTCTTACCACAACCAGCAGGACCTGAAAGAAGTAGATTAGGAATTTCTCCCTTCTTTACAAACTGCTGAAAGGTATCCTTAATACCTTCTGGCAAAATACATTCTTCAATCTTTTTGGGTCTATACTTTTCAACCCAAAGAAATTCATCTCTCATAATTTCTTAATCTCACATAATAAGGTGCTAAAATATGAGTATTGAAGTGTTTTCCTACAATACCCCTCTCCAAATTTAACTCTTGAAGTAATCCCCAAGAACCCTCTTTATTAATGAGGATCTGTACCCATTCTACATCATCTTCAAGCAATTGCACAGCTTTATCTTGTGCAGATGTCCAATCTTCATATTCTTTTTCAAATTTAACATCCCTATTATAAGGATCATCTATTCCACATACTTTATAGTCCATTCATGTATTCAGTACCCAGATTAATCTAGTGACCATGAATATAATCAAGACATAGTAGGTCCACATAATCCACATGCCAATCTTATTATGGCGAGATCCCCTAGCATACCTAACAGGTCCATGAGCGGAATCCCACCCATCTGCCATATATTCACTTGGATCAATTTTTTTACTCATCATTAAATGTAGAATCAGGTTCTAATGCGATGTAGTAGGTCAAATCATAAGTTTGACATTGAAATCTAGATAACAATTTAGATGATACTATCACATCATAAGTCCCGGGAATAATCTTTAAATTCTCCTCTTTAAAGTTGAAGACAAAAGATTTCTCACTCTCACCCACTATAATAGAGAAATTATTTGAAGTATCATTCTTCTTATCTCTAGCAACCAATTTAACTACTCCATCTTCACCAATAACAGAAACATCTGGTAATTGATAAACAGATGCTGCTTTCTTCAACTTCTCTAACTGTTGACCAGAAAGAATAAAAGAAACATCCTCAGTAGGAAGAGTAATGGGTTTATCTGGTGGAGAAACTATAACAGAAGCATCAGCAAAGAAATACCTAGAACGCATCTTCCCTTCTTTGATTACCACATAATTATTATCCTGACCAAAATCCAACTCAGGAGTTTGGTGCAAAGCTAGTCCATTAAGGAACTGGTTCAAATCATAGATTCCAAAATCTTTAGGAATCTCCTCAGTAATAGTTGCTTCAGCAAGTATGTTCTTCATCACACTAATACTACGTAATTTATTCCCTTGTTTGAAAAGAATAGATTGATTAATGGACGAGAAGTTCTTTAGAAGATTGATTGTTTTATCAGAAAGTTTCATAACCACGGGTCGGAGTTTCATTGTCTTGAGTATTCCCACTGAAATAATATAACAGTAGGCAATAGTGCATTGCTTTTAGTATATCACGTTTTGCTTGTCCTTTCTTGTCGTACCTACTCAAATACTTGATTGCATTAGAACGGCAGAAAGATTCCGCATCACCAACTGATTCGATAAGATCGAGCGTTTGGACGTTGGATCCTTGGGAAGTATAATGTCCATTATAGGTTGAAGTGACATAATCCTGAAGATCTTTGATTCCTTTATCTTCTTCATATTTTTTGTATGCTGTTTTGTTTATGGAAGGTTCTTGTTTAAGAGAACTAACTGTAGGATAACAATCATCTTTCAATGGTGTTGGCCATACTTGCTTTGGGAATTTTTCAACATCACCTTCAAGTATCACCCTTTCTCTTTTCCTTGGATCAGTTCCTATCGGATACCTATAAACTGTTTTACCATTATCTGGTGATTCGTAGATAAACTTTGCTTTATCCTCCCAGTTTCCTGCACCAGCATGAACATCTCCATGCCCATCAACGAAATCTCCTGTCACTTTAAATGCCCTCTCTCTATCCTTTGGATCGGTAAATGGATTTTTTATATCAGAATCATTACGATTATAATCGTAATAATAATCAGAATAAGGATACGCAGAATCCTGCTCTGGAATATCCCAAATAGGTGGCCAAGGTGAACCAGGAGTCCATTCATATCCTCCTGATAATTCTATACCCCTATTATTCATAATAGGATACTCCTTATCCATGTCACCATAAAGTTCCTCATATAATAACCACCATGCCATAATTATAACAAATTCCTTGTAGTTTGTCCAGGCTCTCTGAGAAACCATCCAGTAGAAATATACTTAGGAATTTCACCAGTTAGAAATCCTCCCCTATGTACATGAGTGTATCCTGCTGGCCACAGAACAATAGTTCCTGCTTTTGGTTGTAAAGCAATCTTCTGATGCAAGAACTCAGTTGCTCCTCCATTATCTGTGGGAATTGAATTTAAATAAACCATCCATGTAAGAGCTCTATCCCTATAGATGAATTGTCCATCCTCACAATGCCACTGATGATATCCACCACCTGCAGTTGTTCTCTGAACCTTTGTAGACCAGGAAGAGAGAGGATCAGTATCTTGAATTAATCCCCTATAAACATTAACATATTCATCAAATGCTTTCCTAATATAAGAATTTAATTTTTTAGTTAAATCTAATTCTACCACTTCCAAACACATTTGAACATCATTCCTTGAGAAATGACCATCTGCCATCTGCTTATCCCCATCTTTAAAACAGGGTCCTATAAATTCACGGTTTCCCTCCCAGATATTAAAAGACTCAATGATGGATTCACATAAGTCATTAGGCACTCCACCATCAAAGACTCCAATATGATCAGTTATCTTCATCAACCTTATCCTCCACTTTTTCAAATTCAAATTCAGCATCTACCTTATCATATAGTTCTAAGAAAGATTGCTTAGTTTCATCATCAAATCTGTTTACACAGACTTCAATTGCCTTTGCCTTATTATTAAAAATAGAATAAGCACGAACTATATGAACCAACCTTCTTGTACTAATAATCTCATCAATACCACCATCATAAAAAGTCTTACGAATAATATCACCCCAATCTACTAACCTCTGACAGAAATCAGTATCAGTAACTCCTAATACAGAAGCAACCTTTCCAAGAATTCTTTTCTCAATCGCTGGAGAAGGATAGTTTTGTTCAAAAGTTACAGGGAATCTTTCGAGGAAGGCTTCATTAAGCACATTAGTTCCAATAAACCGTCCGTCGTCAGAACCTTTACCTTTAGTGTTTGCTGTTGCGATGACGTTGAATCCTTTTTCTGGGCTAACGAATCTTCCGATTTTTTTAAGGAAAATTCCGTTACCTTCAAGGATTGGTTGGAGGCAGAGGATTTTGTTACTGGCAAGGTCGATCTCGTCAAGGAGCAATACACATCCCCGTTCCATAGCTTCAATGACTGGGCCGTTGTGCCAGACTGTGGCACCGTCAACAAGGCGGAAGCCACCAATGAGATCATCTTCATCTGTTTCTATAGTAATGTTTACTCTAATAAGTTCTCTTCCGAGTTGGGCACAGGCTTGTTCAACACTGAACGTTTTACCATTGCCTGAAAGTCCAGTAATGAATGTAGGATAAAACACACTGGTTTTGAGAATGGTCTTAATATCATTAAAAGGACCAAAGTGGACGAAGGTATCATTTTTTGCGGGAGTAAGATTTTGCTCAACAGGAGGCACAACAGCAGGTGCTTGATATGCTTTCTCTATATTATTTACTTCTCTTGGGACTACCTTTAAATTCCACTTACCACGACCAACTTTAAATTCAGTGATCTTGCTAGTAACTGTATGATAATGAGTATTATTCATCAAGCACCAAGCACGAATATCAGCAGCAACTATCTCCTCTCCATAAAGAGACTGTAATGAAGTTACAAGTGATTCAAGATTAAGTGCCATAATTTAAAGGTTTTTCATTTGTTCTTATTGTAGAGCCATAGGAGAAGGAAAGGACTTCTTCTATGCCACTTTCTTTAGTGACCCCCATAAGGATCACTATAGTCATCATAAACCCCAGAACCTGCCTGATCCTGTAAAGGACCTCCTGGACCAGATGCCTCTGATGGCATATCTTCATATTTTTTTATACTCTCTTCCCATTCCTTAAGTGATGATGAACAATCAGGTGGTTCAGGATCTTTATATCCCTTAATCTTTTTCCACTTTTGATACAATGTACTCATATACCATGACTGAGATAAACTCTTAGGTCCATTCTCCAACATCTCAAGATCCTTCTTACTGCTAGTATAGGATTTCATCTCCTCACGCCAGTTAGAATCATCGTAAGTCTTATTCATATCCCTTCCTCCTTTTCCAATCACTATACATCCCACCAAAGACCATACTCTCATAAGACTTCAATTCTGCGCCAGCAAGAATTTCTATCTGTCTTTTAGATAGTTTAGAATTCATTTTCTTATATTCCTGTGGGAAGTTTTTAATTGCTTCTTCAGTCAATTTCATTGTCATACTCTATAATAATACGTTTGACACTCTGACCTGATGTGTTAATTGCAGTTTGATGAAGGTACTCACCGCCCAATTCTTCAGCAAGTCCTTCAATCTCCTCAAGGATTTCTTCTTTACTCATAGTTAAGCCACTAGTCCTATAAACTCACCAAGAACTTTTTTATTTAGTTTTTTGGCTTGAAGAGACTTAACAAAAGCACGCTTAATTTGTGCCTTAGAAGCATCTTCATGTACTTCAAATTCATCATCATTAGATAATCCTGAATCTATTATAGCAAAATAAGTATCATAACCACAATCCCTAATAGAATAAGTTTTATCTTTCTTCGCTTTTCTTAAAGTATCATCATCTATACTATCATATCTTTTAATAAAAGTACCAAAGTCTCTTGATGAAACAAGACGAATACCAATAAAATTAACATCTGGATGAATCTGCTTCAAATTATTAAGTAAAACTTCTGTAAACTTATAATATTCATAAGAAAGTTTATAAGTATGACCTGTTTTACGATTACGTAAAAAAGAAGTCTCAGGTGTCCAATGCCTCTGCCCTAACCTTTCTTCTCCATCATGTCTAGTAAAGGTTTTATAAACTGGCATTTGTCCTGCTTCACCATCACTCAAAATAACACATTGAACTTTCTGAAGATCATTCTGCTTTTTAAATTGAGGAATAATCTGATGTAAACACACCAAAGCATCATTAAGAGGAGTACCACCTAAACCAAATTTCTGAGGAACCTGATAGCAAGATCGAAATTTACTATGAAAATCTAAAGAACCTACCAATCTCCACAAGTTCAACAACTGATTTTCTAAAGTTGCCTTATTTACTTTACTACTAATAAAATTTAAAAGACAGAATTGGTCATCAACAACAAATTCATTCTCCTTAGGTTCTGTAATTATAGGAGACTTTACAGAGATATCTCTAAAATAATAAGCATTAGAAAAGGCATAGACTTCAAAGGGAATCTGAACTTTTTTACAAAACCAAACCAAATTAAATAATTGCTTAATTGTATCCTTGATACAATGACACATAGACCCTGACCAATCAAGAATAAAAATCAATCCATGATTCTTACCGTCAGGAACTATGCTGATCTTCCTAAAAAGGTCTTCATTGAATTTATAACTATGAAGCTTCTCTGTAGAGAGAACCCCAGTACGACTAGTAGTAGTACGAGCATAATTGTCAGCTGCCTTTCTACATTCAAACTCCTTAACAAGATAATTTACCTCCTTCTGTGCTGACTTTTTGAAAGAATGGTAATCTTCATCTACATTACTATAATCTGCAACCCAACTCCTAACATCAGTTGGTTTTAATATGTCTCGAAAGTACTCATTCAATTCATTATGTATTTCAGTATGAGAAATAATAGCCTTATTCACATCTACTGTTGGTATTTCACAATATACATTCTCATGAAATTGACGATTATCATTTAATTCACTTAACTTATCATTAAAAGTATCATCTGTCTGAACTTTAGGTTCTTCCCCTTTCTCATAACTAGGAGTATCTAATTGAGCAGGATCCTCCTTTGGTTGTTGTGGTTCCTTTTCTAACTCTTCTAAGAGTTCATCATCAGTCATCTCCTCTACATCTTTCTGATCACTAGATAAATTTAATTCTTTTTGAATATCTTCTTCTTGACGCTTTTCTTGTTTCTGCTCCATCTGTTGTTGAGCGCAATACTTATAAAGAACTTCTGCAGCATTAAGACTATCATCAAAAGTCTCAGAAGCACCAATCAAATTGATAATCTGTTTTTCAGCAGACGAAAAAATGATATGAAGGACGTTGCCACTCTTGAAATATAGATTAGCCCTATCAGCAAGATTAAAACTATTAATATCTTCACCATCTAACTCAAAGAAATCTTTATCATTAAGTTCATTATATCCATTATAGAAAGTTTTAGCAAGTCCAGGATACTTTCTCTTCATCAACTTCTCAATTCTAGCATCCTCACAAACATTTACAAACTGTTGAGGAACATTTATCCTCTGGGTCCAATCCTCATCAGGAGTAAACAGAGCATGTCCTACCTCATGACCCACTAATAAGTCATATACAAGATTACTGGCACGCTTCCATAGAGGAAGAGTCAACACACGTGTATGAACATCGAACTGAGCAGTCTCTACGTTCCTATTTTCTACTACCAAATCCTCTGTAGCAAGCAACTTAGCAAGCTGGGACTTAATTTCGTAGTTGACTGTCATGGTCTATTGACTTGATACATCTAGTATGCCATAAAAAAGGACCCCTTGGTGGGGTCCTGTGACAGATATTTAATTGGTTGTGCCTAAACTAAAACCTCCTTACAGATTCGTCTGCACATTACTGCATTGTCATCACACTCGGTAAGGCACTGAAAATAATCATTTATAGCTGATTCTTGACTTGTTTTTTCTTCCACTTCTTCTACTTTACTTTTCCATCCAGCTAATTGATTATGGGATACTAGGTTGTGCATTGATGACCTCCACAGTTGTTTACTTTAACACCATAACAAAGGAGTTTGGATTCATACGGTCCTCCTTCTATCCATTCTATCATTATTTAGTCAGAAAACCAACACATTTCATCTATTTTTTACAAAAATAAATGCCTACGAGTTTATACCCATTAAAAAAACACTCTTAAGTTTCCTCTTGAGTGCTTTCCTTCTTTCTATTGCTTGACGCAATGCTTGTGGTTTAAGCTTTCGCTTTTTCTCTTTCTTGGAGTGATGTATCCAGTTCGGGATAAAGTTGCTCAATGTCCCTCCTACACAATTTTCTAACATTATCTATAAGTTTACCACTCTTGTCAAGCTTGGTAGTTCCTTCCTTGGGACTCATCTCATATTGAGCAAATGCATCTGTTTTAAAAGGAACTCCTACTATTTCACTAACCCACTTAGAAAACTTAGGACCTAACCCATCCTCATATTTCCATATATGAGTATCCTCAGAAAGAAATTCTACCTGAGATCTCCACCAATTTAAAGTTTCAGGGAAAGGAAAATTCTCTAACATATAAAAAAACTTCTCCTCATCCTCCACCTGTGTCATAATTTGTGGACCATATACCTGAGTCATATAAATGGATGCTGAGAAAAATTTATCAATAGGATTTCTAACTACAGCAATTTGAGGAATACCTTCTATATCACAATACTTCTCATACAATTCTCTATGAAAATGAGCTATCTCACAATCCTCTATAAATGAATGCTGATAATGAGGTATTCCATATACTTCTATTGGTTCTGCTTCCCATCCATTATTCTTTAAATTAACTTCTATAAATCTTCCTCCTGTACGTGGAATGTGAATAAAATGAAATCTCTTTCCTGTTTCAGTATGTTTAAATGTTGCCATTACTTTTTTTGTCCCTCCTGTGATCCCAAGGCTTATCGTGACCCAAATCCAACCACCTCGGTAAGTGTTCTTTAATCCAATATATTACTTTACGCATTATAATTTCATTGTAGAGAAGCCTTTAACCTTTTCAAATTTTACCACATTGTCAAATCTTTCATCCATCCCACTCTTATGGGATATTACAAATATGTTAGCATCTTGTATAACATATTTAATAATCTTAAGAAATTCTTCTGTGCCAAATCCGTCTAATGAGCTATCAAACACATCATCCATAATTAGTAAATTTGTATTAACTGAATTCTTAAATCTTGCTACTTCTCTCCAAGTGAACAAGAGTGCTAAATCTATTCTCATCTTCTCTCCCTCACTGAAAGAAG